TCTTACCATCTTTCCCACCATACCATGTTATTTTATCTGTACTTTTAGTATTTTTATCATTATTATCAGTTGGAATTCCTAAAATTATTTTCCAACCTTCTTTAGCTTCTCTGAAAAATTCTGCTAATGCATTAGTATTATCTTCCCATCCTTTTTGAATATCTGTTCCAAAAAGTGTCCCTAGCATTGATGCGATACCTTGATTTAATAATCCATCAGGAGAAAGTAAAGATTTTAGTGCCATGAATCCACCAATAACTACAGCTAAAGGCATTGCAATAGGTGCAATTACTGCTCCCAAACCTGCTAATAATCCACCTTCACCAAATAGTCCAGCAATAGAACTAATTGTAGATACAAGAGAACCTATTTTACCAAATGCAAATAATGCAACTCCAAATTTTAATAAATCACCTACAACTTCTGGATTATCTAGTATAAAATTAAACCCACTATAGAGTGCATCACCAAAATTGGAAACCATAGTAGAAAGCTTATTAAAGTTTTCAGTCTCAGCAAATTCCTGTATTTTAGTCGTAAATTTAGATATTCCATTACAAAATTTATCAAATATAGAACCAGTTTTAACTGCTCCATCAGCCCCAACACCAACTAATTCTGCTAAAGATTTATTTATATTATCTTTAAGTGTGCTTAATCTACCTGTAGCTGTATCTTTCATTTTATCAGTTAGTCCAGTTAATCCCCTTTCACTAATATATCCTTTAAAAGCATTTTCTAAGGCTGATTTATCTGTTATCTCACCCTTTTTATTATCAAATGATTTCATTTTATTTTGCTTTGCATACTTTTCTACTTCTTCCCTATTTATACTTAATTCCATGGTCATCATGTTCCATCGTCCCATCATCATCTCAGCATAAGCTCTAGTAGCTGTGTTTATGTCTCCTACGCCCATTGCTTTTGCATAAGAACCTAAATCACTCATTTCAGTCAAAGAATCTTTACTATCATTTAATCCTGAACCTTTTAACATAGCCAAAGACCTAACTACGTCTTTTTCCTGCCATATGGAATTACTCGCAAAATTAGTAGCCATTTTAAATTGTCCAGCACCAGTTTTAGTATTTCCATATAAATTATCTAAAACTAATCTTAAGTTTTGATATTCTGAACCAGTTTCTAAACCAGTTGCTAGACCTTTTTTTATACCTTCAAAACTCGCAAATCCAGCAGTTAATTTTGCTACAGTTCCTAAAGTTGAATTACTAAAATTTTCTATTCTTCTACCAATACCATCAAAAGCATCTGTACCAACTTGTTTTATTCTTCCAAAAGCATCTGCCCAAGCATTTCCAGAAGTTGGTGCAACTCTATCGATTTGGGAAGTTGCTTTAGCCATAGCTTGTTTCATAGAATATCCTTGACTAACATAAAAATCAGTATATCTTTTCATATCATTTTGCATATTGGTTAATGAAACTCTATTTGCTCTTTCAACTGCAACTATATCATTTTTAAAATTACTAAAATTATTTCCAACTGTAGATAAACCATTAGAAAATCTATTAAGAGTACTAGAAAAATTATCTGTAATAGTTAAAGAACCTCCAAATAAACCCATTATTTAACCACCTCCTATTCCTTTTTAATAAATGGATTTAGAGCAATATTATCTTTTAATTCCAGTTCATACTGCCCTAACATACATCCAATCATTGTCTGCTTAGTATAAAAGTCAACGTTAAGGAGATATTCCATTTTCATTCCTGTTTTTAGATAATAAGCAAGGAACATGAAATCTAAATCCTTATTGTTGACTATACGTTTTTTATTTCTTCAATTACATCTTCCGACTTAATTTTACCTAACCCAGACAATTCTGCTATTTTGCTAGAAATAAACATTACTTCTTGTTTTTCAAATATTGTTTCTACAATTTTATATGGGTCTGTTTTACAATCATATCCTTCTCTTAACTTTTCATCTTTTAAATTTGGTTCAACAACTGCATTATAACAAGTTAATATATCCATAAACATTTTATCTACACCAGCAAGTTCTTGTATTCTATTAATTTCATCAAAATTTAAAGACTTAATTCTAATTGTTGGGTCTTCTACTTTTCCTTCTAAAGATTTTAATTTCACAGTAGTCTCTTTTTCTTCAGTTCTTTCTTTAATTATTCCTTTATTTTTTAAAAGCATTTCTGCTGACATTGCCATAATTTATCATTCCTTATTCTATATAATGTGCAAGGAATTATAAGCCCCTTGCCATGGCTATCATTTAATAATTAATATAAATCATTCATAACTATTCATATGTTACTTTTGTTGGGTTGTAAGAATAATCAAAAGATTGTTCTAAAAGCTTTGTAATATCTACATCAATAGCCTTGAATTTTGTAATAGTACATCCATCAATACAAACTCTTTCATAACCTGATTGATTTGGGTCATTTAATTCACTGATTAAATCAAATTTAAATGCTTTTCCAGCACTTATTTGTGCATTAATTTGTTTTAATAATCCGTTGTAAGTTTTATGAAAAGTCAAAGTTCCAGTACCTTTTGCACCAGTAACTATTGTTTCATTTCCTAAACTTCCAGCTATCGGAACATCTTCTGTATTTAAAGCAGATTCACCAGAACCACTTTTAATCTCTGCATATTTATCTCCATTTATCCATAGGCTGTAGAATCTACCACGGACTATCTTTTCTACATCAAAATCTTTCATATAATTTCATCTCCTTTTGTTAATAATTTAGATTCAATGTTAGGTCTTCTGAACAATCTATTGCGTAAACTGTTCCTGTTACAAAAACTTCTTCATCAGTATCGTAAGCTAAAACTTCTTCATCAGTTAAAGAACTAGTATCTATTCCTTTATTTTCTTCTAAATAAGTTTTTGTAGCATTTATATCTAATTGAATATAAGATGTTTGAGTTGTACTTAAAATACCTTGCACAGATAGCGTTCTTAAATAGCTATTATATGCAGATACAAGGAGCTTTTTATTTTCTAAAGTATTTTCAACCTTACCTTGATAGTTTGTTTTGAAGGTAACTTTCATGTCATCTCTTAACATATCAAGTATATCCATGATTCTTATTTTCTTTAATGATGCTTTTTCATTAGTTCCAATTATTACCTTAGAATTTACACCCCTACTAAAAACATATTCCTCTAAATCTTCATCATAAAATAAGAATATCTTTCCTGCATCTACTAAAGAATCTAAATCTATTCCTACATTATCAACAGCAGTTATTCCTGAAATTGCCTTGTTTGTTATAGATTCTGTTAAACTAATACCTGCTACTATACAAGCAAAATCTACACAAAATTCTATTCCAGTATAAACAACTCCATCTACGGTAACTGAATTATTTATAAAGTTTATAACACCTTCGTAATCAGCAGAATCGTTATTTAAAACAGCTTTAACAAGTATGTTATTTGCGTTTCTTTGAGTTTTAATAAAATTTGCAATAGTTGATTTATCAGTATCTCCAGCAGTTGGACACGCTAAATAATTAAATTTAACTCCAGATAATTTTTCTAATGCAGTGTTAATAGTTTCTGGAGTACTTGCAGTAGAATTATAACAAGCTACTTTTAATGTTTTAACTCCATATTTACTAAAACATCTATTTATAATAGCTTTATTAGTAGTAGAATAATTATCTGTTACATTTTTTAATTGTGTATATGTGTGAACTCCTGTAACTGTTGCATCATCGAGTATTAAGCAAACTATGCCTCTTTTTGAACGAGTTGTTGCACTAGTCGCTAATGCTTTTAATTTAATTGTTACATTTTGTAATCCCATTCCTTTATCATTCCTTCCTTTATTTAGTTTCTAAATTTAAATTCCCCATTAATTTACTTGTAGTCGTTGTTGCTGACTTATTATCCAAGAAATCAATAGATAATTTCATAGTCATAAAACCATCTTTTATGTTAAATTTTTTATCTTTGAATACAAGTTTATAATTATTTACATTAATATACATATCAAATAATTCATCTAATTCATTTTCCATATCTAACAATTCTTCTTGGAGAACCCCTAAATTAGTATAAGTTATATAAACATTTATAGATTTTTCATTCCAATTTTTAAAAGATACAGTCAAAAGATGATTTAAAGATATAAAAAAAGTAGGTGTTTCAACCTTTTCATCATTTTCTGCTGTATATATTTCATAACCAAACTTATTATCTAATGTTTTACTTATTATTTTTAAAATATCTGTATCTTTTATCATTTATCAAACACCTCTCTTTCAATCCTATTTTGGATAGAATTTTCCAACTGCCCTTGATAAATATCAATATTATTGGCTATCATGTGATCTCCAACTCTCATAGTCCCAGTACTTGTTACACCACCATCTTCAATAATTGGAGCATATGGTGCTTGGTTTATATCTGCCCCTATTTTTACAGAATAGATTTTCCCTTCTTTTTCAACCCCTTCTTTCCCCATACTTCTACGGAGATTTCCAGTCTTAACCCTTGTCACTGCTTGTATTGAAGCAACGCACATAGTTGATTTTTCGTCCATTTCTTGATTGATTATATTGTCAATTTTATTAAATTGTTGTTCTGCCTGTGCTAGAAAATCAAAAATACTATCCATTAGCTTTTATATCATCCCTTTCCAAACATAGGATTTCTAGATAATCATCCCAATCTATTATTTTTTGAATTTTATAAAATTGATCTCTATATTTAATTGCCGAACTTTCAACTGCTTCTGGAATAATATCCATAAAAATTCTTTTTGTACATTCAACTTTATATCCATAGTCTCTAACAGCTTTTTCATAACTATAAGGTTGTACATCTACTAAAAATTGGTTTGGAACAGTTGTTGACTTAATCCAACCTTTTCTATTTGTCCCATTAGCATCTTTAGCAGAAGTATATGTATAAATTTCGATTTCTTTATTATAAAACCATCCCATTTTAATACATCCTTATATAAGAATTGCCTAAAAGCAACTTTATAGAATCATCAATAAAAGAATAAGTATCTTTATAAACAGTTTTCCTACTACCCTGATCTATTTGTTTTATATTCTTATCTACAGTTAGAGAGTTTTTAATGTTTTCAATAATTAAAGTTATTGCTAATGGATATAATGTTATAATCTCAAAATCTTCATAATCTTTGTTTTTATATTCTCTAATAGCCTGTATAGCCATAGATTGATATTGTTCATCAGTAAAAGTTAAACTCATTTATATTACCCCTATTCTTCAATATTCTTTTTTTTAGCTACTTTAGCTTCTTTAAC